ACTAACGGAAAAAGTTTATTTACTTTAAATAACTACGATAAGACATCAGGCGTATGTCATGTTCACGGAATAACTATTCATGGCGAAGCATCTAACTTAACAGCTAAATCAATGCATGCTAAAGGTGCTATTCATTACATTGATGGAATAGGAGACAGAAAAGTATTTAATGGTATTAAATTAAACAGAAATACGAAATTTGATCAATTTAAAATTTGGTAACCATGACAACAATCAAATCCAACAAACAAAACGCCGCCTCGAAAACACTTTTCGCAACCACAGAAAACAAAGGATATGTAATAGTCACAGCGGAAATTAAAGAAGTATTTAACAATCCAATAAACTAAATAATTATGAAACTAGAAGTAAAGGATAAAATATTACAGAAAAATATCGGATGGGGTAGCGAATCTAAAAGTATAATAACAATAGAAAGAGTCACAAAAACATTAGCTATATCTGGAGGCTATAGATTTAGAAGAAATGCAACTGCACTGGGAGTCCAAATAACAGGATGCTCTGAATGGAACAGGACTATATATTCAAAAGCTACAGATGAAGATATAAAAGACGTAGACAAGCAAAATAAAAGAATATCTCTAGAGAGGGAATTTAATTGTTTGTTTATATTAGAAAATGTATCAAACGAAGAACTTACAAAAATAATAAAAATCATAAAACCATGACACTAAAATACTACACTTCAAGCGACGTACCAACCAGTATTAAACACGTATGTAAAATGGATCACCAACGATGTAATACAACATACACAACTCTAGAATATAAGAATAAAACTTATTATATTGTATCGAGCACATCTAGTAAAAACGAAATTAAACAAGAGTTTTTAATTCAATTCCAAATCAAGAAAACAGTTCGCAATATACTAGCAAACATCCCAGAAATACAAATAGACTTCCAAGAGTACGACGGAGAACACGGAGTATTAAACAACGAAAACTACGAGGTTAATATTAAGAACCACACGATCCGATTTTCGCTATACATAAACGACTGCAAAGATATTGAAAACATACGCGTATTTTCGGACACGGAATGGTTAGCAATACAGGATCCAGAATTAGATAAAATAAAAAGAAAATTAATTAAACAAATAAACTATTAGTTATGGAATCGAAAGAATTAAGAGTCGGTAATTTAGTAAGCTACTTTAACAATGACATGGTAAAGGTTGATGGCATATCAAAAGAAAGTGGTCAGTATTATATAAATGCAAAAAAGAATAACACAACATATAATAACGTAATAGAAGCGTTTAAGCCTACAATAATAACAAAGGAGATATTATTTAAATACGGATTCAATGAAAATAGCGATGGGAATTATTTACTAAGTTTGAATCAGTTCTTGAATTTAGAATTAATGAAGGTAGGTGATGAATGGTTGAATTTTAGTGTTGAAAAAACTAATGACGATAATTGTTTCTCATTTGAAAGAATTAGATACGTACATCAATTACAAAACCTATACTTTGCATTAACCCAAAAAGAACTAACCTTTAAATAAACACAATGGAAACACTAACAAAAATATCATTCATAATTTACTTACTAGCAATAGCGGGTCTTTTAGCTGTAATAATTTGGGCTTCAATTAAAACCCAAAAGGCGAAATACGAAAAGAGACAAAAGGAATTCCTAGACATGAGCACGAAACTAGACCACACAGCCTTAGAAGAGCATTTAAAAGGCGGTAACGAAGCGTTTATAAAACGACTTAACCCATGATTGTAAAACCAAAGAAATGCGAAATTTGCAAAGCTAAATACATACCGTCCAAATCTACACAGCGGGTTTGCTCTTTAAATTGCGCGTTTAAATTTGCTGAGAAATCTACCGAGAAGAAAGTTAAAGAGGAACGCAAAAAGGATCGAGAAGCAAAACGAGAAATAGACGTATCAGGTGCAATGAGATTAGCTGATATGTATTTTAGTAGATATATTAGACTATTTCACAGCGTAGACGGTGAGTGTACGTGTTATACTTGCGGAACCATTAAAGAGGTAAAAGAAGTTGATAACGGACATTATGAAAAAAGGGCGCATAAATCTACACGATACCACGAAAACAACTGCAGACCCCAGTGTAAAATTTGCAACGGAGACACAAAGCACAACGGTAAACAAGCAGAATTCAGAGTAAACCTAGCGCACGAAATCGGAGAAGAAGAAGTTTTAGCGATAGAACGACTAGCAAGAACACCAATAAAGGCGAATTCAGTATTTTATAGAAACATTGCCGACACATATAGAAACAAATTAAACGAATTACAGAAATTATTAAAGATAAAATTATGGTAAAATTAACAGAAGCACAACAGCTAAGCAACGAATTGAAGTCAAAAATTGACACGATCCTAAAAAGAACAGATTTAAAATCTAGTAGAATCTCACAAATCTTATGCTTAAAAAACAATTCATATAGAACTGCAGCATCACACGGTAAAATAAGACAATATCAGTATGATAAAGTAGTCGCATACTTCAAGATTTATGACGCTTCAATGCTAGAGATGGAAAATAAACTAAAAGATAATAACATTTTTGTAGGTTATTAAGTATAAAAGAATTACTTTAGCAGTATCTAAAACGATATAATTATGAAAACATTCAAAGTAACATACACTAAAGCAATAGGAGAAACAGCAACAATTAACGTAAGAGAATACAGTCCAGAACAAGCGTTAGAAGTTGCTAAATATTACTGCTACACAGGCGATAATTTCCGAGACGCAGTAGAGACAAACGAAACTTATATTCATCCAACAAAGCAACTATAATGAAATCTAAAATTATACAATTCATGGGATTCACGTTAGAAGCTCACTACCACAACGAAATCGAAAGAGGTTTAGTAATAGACAACTTAATAAACGTAGACACTCAGGTTGATTTTATGGAGTTAATAGGCGATGTTTACGAGAATGAATTAAAAGAATTAATCTAAAAACAATATTATGAAAACAAAAATTAAAGAAGTACAAGACTATTTTGCACAAAAAATTTACAATTGTGATTTTAAAATTATTAAATCGGATGAAAATTTTGTAGAGATATTAATAGATGATAAATTTAACTTTTCTATATGGAAAATATATTGCGAAACTTACAACGGAGTAGGAGGTTGTTTTATGGAGTTGAATTTAGATAAAGAAAAAACATTAAAATCTATTAAGTGGGTTAATGATAATGATTTATTAATTACCACTGAAGCAAAAACAAAAGAGTACAATAAGCTTAAAAAAGAACTAAACCTATAATTATGAGCGACAATCTAAAACTTTGGAAATCGGTTGAAAAAACCAATCCAAACTATACTAAAAAAGCAAAAGTAGGAGGTAATCAAATAACAGCTATCTCACCTCAGTATCAAATAATGAATGCCACCGAGAAATTCGGATCTTACGGGAGTAAATGGGGGTTTAAAAATATAGAGTTTGACTATTCTATTACAAACACTCCTGTAACTTTAAAAATTAAAGATTGGGACACTAAAGCAATAGAAGAAGTAAAAAGCATATTAGGTTTAGTTGGATTCAAGGCTACTTTCTTTTATCCAGATGGACAATTTGAAATAACAAACTCAATTAAAATCTTCACAGATAATAAACATAGTAAAATAGACGACAATTTCGCTAAAAAATTAGAAACGGACGCATTAACAAAAGCCTTATCTAAATTAGGATTTAACGCTGATATTTTCCTTGGTAAATTTGACGATGTTAGGTATTTGGAAGAGGTTACAAAGGAATTTGCAGAACCTACAGTAAAAGAAAAGTTATCAGAAAAAGACTTAACTACATTAAGGGATCCAAAAAACAAAAAACATATACAATGGTATCTTGACAATAGAGAAGTAACGGACGATCAAAAGAAAGAATTAGATACTTTACAAAAAGTTAAAAAAGAACTTAGAACATTAACCCTCGAAGAGTTCAACAGAGCAATAGAAGCGGTTAAAAAAGGAACAATGAAAGCCGAGGATATGAGTGTATATAAATTAGATAAACCTCAACAAAAACTATTAACTGAGGCAATATTACTAATAACTAAAGACTAAATAATATGGGAGCAACAAGCAAAATGTACGCAGAAATTCAAGAGAATATACATAACGCAATCGAAGCCTACGCGGGTGGAGATTGCGAGTTATTGGAATCGTTAATGATTATGGAACAACACCGTAAGAAAATGGACGAATTACAAAAAACAATAAAAGAGTTTAAGGACGAGTTCTTAACAGAAATACAAAACGAAGCTTTAAATTACCAAGGAGACTACCACGGAAACGAAATAAGTGTTCGGGCGGGTGGTAAAATGTATTCTTACAAACATATTACAGAATGGATAGAAGCAGACAAAGCAAAAAAAGATATTGAAGAAAAAAGTAAGGCGGCATTTATCGCATCGCAAAAAAGCTTAACATCAGTTAATGAAGACGGTGAGATTATAGAGATGCCTAAAATTACATATCGAAAAGATAGCGTAGTTATTAAGTTAAAGAAATAGTGAAAAAAATTGAAATAGATACAAAAGTAATCAACGGTCAAATGAAACAAAACAGACCGTTGATTTTAAAAGCTCTTAAAGCATTTGAAGGTATAAACATAACAGTTACTATTGCTAAGCGTAAAAAACAAAGGAGCACTAATCAAAACTCTTATTATTGGGCGGTGATAGTTCCATTCTGGAAACAAATATTCTTAGATGAATGGGGTGAAGTTTACAGCCAATCACAAACACATGAATTCTTAAAATATAACTGTAATTTTGTTGAGAAAGTCAATAAGGAAACAGGCGAAATAATACGAGTATCAAAAAGCACTACCGAAAACAGTACAACGGATCAAGAATTAATGTGTAAACAGGCTAGAGATTTAGCATTAGAAATGTTTAACATTGAAATACCGTTGCCAAATGAGCAGATTAACATAACCTTTTAAAATAAATATTATGAAAAAATTAATTAATTTTATAGCTAATATTTTATATCCAGTTAAAGTATGTGGAAAAACTCATATTAACGAATATATGACTAAAAAATACGGATCAAATTAGCTAAACGAATGCATTGAAAGTATGAAAACAGTAAACGTAATTAATTAACAAATCTATTAAGTATGAACAGACGATTAAAACCACAAGAAGCAAGCGCGCTAGGATTTATAGTAAAATCAGGACCCGCAGAAGGAAACCCAAGATACCAACTAAACGACGAACAAGAAGAAAACCTCATTAAATTGCGTAATGTTGGAGTTATTGAAAGTTGCAACGAATTATCAACAGACCCTACAACCGTAAAACACTTATGGAAAAAAGATAAAGGATCAAGTATTTTCGTTAAAAATCCTATGTATATAAACCTGGAGGAACAAGAAAAAATAAACCAAGTTAAAGTACTACACGATAAATTTATTACTGACATTAAAAACTATTCTTTTAAATATCCTAAGTTCAAACGATCAGAAATAAAAGACCCTCACTGTTTAGTGTTCGATGCAGCAGACATTCATATAGGTAAGATTTGCAGCTCTTTTGAAACAGGCGAAACATATAACAGTCAAATAGCAGTACAACGCGTTAGAGAAGGTTTAGCGGGTATTATAAACAAGTCGAAAGGATTTAATATTGATAAGGTTATTTTTATAACCGGTAATGATATTTTACATGTTGATAACGCAAAAAGCACAACCACGAGCGGAACATCTCAGGACACAGATCTAATGTGGTACGATAATTTTATGATGGGTAAGAAATTGCTAGTTGAAATCATAGAAACATTATTAACCGTTGCAGATGTTGAGGTAGTTTATAATCCATCTAACCACGATTTTACGCACGGGTTTATGTTATTAGATAGTATTTCGTCATGGTTCCATAATTGCGATCAAGTAACGTTTGATAACGATATGCGACATAGAAAATACACTATTTACGGTAATAATCTAATTGGTAGTACTCACATGGATAGTGCAAAAGCTGATAAAATGCATAGTTTAATGGCGGAAGAAGCGAGTGAGCATTGGCACGCTTGTAATCATAGATACTTTTATGGGCATCACTTACATCACAAGGTAGCAAAAGATGTGTTTAGCGTATGTGTTGAGACTCTTAGAAGTCCAAGCGGAACGGACGGTTGGCATCATAGAAATGGTTTTCAGTTTGCGCCTAAAGCAGTCGAAGGATTTATACATCATAAGACACTCGGACAAGTAGCAAAATTAGTTCACATATTTTAATGGCTAAACAAGACAAATATCAATTACCTTTAGGTACGTTAATAACAGTAACGGCACGTAAAGGTAATTTTTGCTATATTGAAAACATGACATTTGAACAGGCTTTAAATAGAGCTGAGGCTAGTCGTGGCAATGGTTGGAGTTACAAAAACTACAAGCTCGGATATTGCGCGATGAAAGAAAAACATAAATAATATTACTTTTATGTTGTGGGAACTAATAAAAGGTTGTATATTTGAATATAGAAACAAACTAAAACAATATTATGAAAGTACAAGTGAAAATCAACCCAGTTAGAATAAGAATACCTAGATATGGTAACGCTTTAATGTTATTAATGGAATATGCATCAAAATATAAAGTAACACCTATATTAGGTAAGGTTACAGATTTAGATGAATGGTTTGATATTGAATTAAGAATGACAAGAGTAACAGCTCAATCAGTTAAAAAATATATAAACGAAAACATTTAAATAATTAATTATGAAACTAAAATTAAAACAAGCATTAAACTATTTACCACACAACGTATTGATACAGAGAGTATATAAAGGAAACTTATCTGATACTCAATATAGTGACACTGTACCTTTAACAATTAGTGATATTGAATATTATTTCGGTGATAATTGCTCAGAATTTAACAGCATAAGATTAGTTCTAAAACCAATAACAGACCTAACTACAGAGTTTATTAAAGAAAATAATATACTAGACTCAATGCCTTGTGATTATTATTTAGGATTTGATATAGAAATAGACGAAAGCGGCACTGTAGGATTAAGAACTCCTGAGAGTTGGTTGCCTGTAACAAATTGGATACCTTTATACGAAGAGCTATTTAAACATCACATTGATGTGTATGGATTAATTGATGATGGTTTAGCAATAGACATAAACACTTTATAAACTAACAACCCGTAAAGAACCCACCCGCTACACTCTAAATATTGTGATTTTCCAAGTAGCGAGGTGGTAAGGGTTAATCTAAAAACTAAATTAAAACATAACGAGATGAGAGTAATAAAATTTAAAGCGAAAACATTAGATGGTAAAGACTGGGTTTATGGTGATCTATCACGATCCGTTATAGGTGGAAACGTAAGGTATTATTTAAAAATATTAGACGCTAAAAAAATAGAAGTTAATCCGGACACAGTATGTCAATTCACAGGACTACAAGACTTTAACGAAAAGGATATTTACGAATGTGATAAAATTGCGGTTATGGAGGGTTGTAATGTGTATTGCAATGAGTATATAATTTGTGAAAATGGGTGTTTCTACATTAGAGATTACACGTTAATAGAATTCATTGGAGATAGAGATTACAGTTATCAAATCACAGGAAACATACACAACTAAACAAACCGAAATGAAAACAGAAATTAGCGCTAAAGTTTGCGGTCATTGTAATTTAGAACGAACTACAGAAGGACATGATGGATGCCTAGGAACACTTCCTGGATTAATGAACGCATGCTGTGGTCATGGAGGAAACGCAGAAGGTGTTTATGTACAATTTTTAGACGGTACATGTATACGTGATAACGACGCAAAAACTATTATAGAAATATTAAAAAGGAATATAACCAAATAACCATGATAAGAACAACAGCAGGAGGAGGAAGTAAAATGAAAATAAATAAACCCGTAGCGAATACTCAGATTTCAGAGGTTCTATACATGTTATTAACATTACCTATACTAACATATAAAATAGCCGTTAACAGAGCTGATATATGCAATCTAAACTCTATAATATCAAAGCTAAGATACAGGTATAGTTTAGTTATAGAATATGATAATATAGAATCAATCAACGAATTTAAAAGAGTAGCTTTAAATGGTGGCTGGTATTTAAACGACAAAGAAAAAGCACTACAACTATACAACAGAATAAATACAGAGAGTAAAAAGGGCTACGGAGAGTCAATTACTCACTTAGATTACGAGCTTGTAGTTAATTATTTTAAAAAACATGAAGATAACAGTCCTGGAGATATACATAAATCAACAGGGATCAGTAAAGCTAAAATAAAATATATTCTTAATGAGTATATTGGAGGTTTAAAAATAGGATTAAAGGATGATAATCAATAAATATTTTGTATCTTAGCATCAAGTTACTAGGAGTCGAGACCAGAAACGAAAAACATTTACCACTTAAGGTGCGGCGTTCTCGACAATAGCCAATCCTTGAGTGGTTTTTTTATACACTAAAATTAGATATTATGAAATTAGAATTAAAACACTTGGCACCTTATTTACCTTATGGATTGAATGGTATTCATCAGGACAGAATAATAGACCTTAATCCAAATAATTTATGGGTTTTTACTTTAAATGCTAAACCAATATTAAGACCATTATCAGACCTTGATTTAGACCTTTGGAATATTATTAATGATGTAGATGGAGAATATTATTTACAACTTGACAATGGTAATGTGTTTTTAACAGATACTTGTGATTTAAATTTATTTGAAATATCAAGAACTATAAACGTCTTAAATCAATTATTTAAAAACCACTTCGATGTTTTCGGACTAATAAAAAGAGGATTAGCAATAGACATAAACACAATAGATAAATAAACACTTAATAAATATAGATTATGACAGTAAAAGATTTAAAAAAGAGATTAGATAAATTAGACGACAATCTAATGGTTATAATTACAGATGGTGAAGGATGGTGTAATATTGAGCAAGTTGAAACAAAAAACAATCAAGTGCAAATATTACAAGAAACTGAACCTATTTTTCAAGACAATTAAACACTTAATAATAAACAACAATAAAATGAACTTAAAAGAAATCATAAACAGACCGAACGAAACACCACTAGAAGAAGACGAAGCATGCTTAGTTATCAAACAATATATAAAAGCTAGAAAAGGCGTAGATGTTAAGCCTAAAATCGAAATAAGATACGGTAGAGCTAGAGCTATGCACGAGGTTAATCTAATGCATCAAATGTTAAACCACGCAATAGGATGGTTTAGACAGAATCCATATAGAATATAATAATTAATTTTTACATATTTTTTAAATATACATTTATGATTTACAAATTCAACAATGAAAGCGACACTTTAGAGGTCGAGCCAATTAACAATGGTGTTAGTTTATGGATTAACGGAGAAGAAAGGATAGACTTATCTAAAAAAGAATTATACAGCCTTATAGGTGCTTTACATAGCATACAAACTAATCTTAAAAAGGCTTAATCATGGCAAAAGAACTGCCATACTTCCAATTTGAACCAGCCGAGTATTTAACCAAGGACATATCTTTTTGTTCTTTATCTGCTCAAGGCTTATTTATTAACCTATGTGCTTATTATTGGCAAAGAGGTTGTAAAATCACAAAAACACAATTTCTTAAACGCTTAAACAACGAAAAAGAATTCACGGAACTATTAGAAGAGGGTGTTTTTGACCTTGATAATGATGGTAATATTTCAGTTGGATTTTTAGATATTCAATTTATGAGTATTGAGGAACAGCAAAAAGAAAATAGTACTAGAGGTAAGATAGGAAACTTAAAACGATGGAACATAGATGCTTACAATAAGTTTATGTCTAAAGAATTAACATTAGAAGAAGCATTAAAACTACCTAAAGTATCGGGTAGCGATCGGGGGGCGACTCCTAAAGTATCGGGTGACGATGATTTGGCGATCGCAAAGGAAATCGCAGATAAGAGAAGAGAAGAGAAGAAGAGAGAAGATAAGATAAAAGAAGATAAAAGAAAAGAAAGAATAGTAAAGTGTAAAGCGGATTTTAAAAAATCCTTATCCAAATATTTAGATAAATACGGGAGAGACATTTTAAATGAGTTTTTTAATTATTGGACTGAACACGGAGACAATGACATAAAGATGCGATTCGAGAAAGAAAAAAGTTTCGCTGTACATTTAAGATTAGGTAGATGGAAAAAAAGTAGCTCTAAACAAAACTATAAAGACGAAGCAGTAACAACAGTAAATAAACGAGTAAGCACTATAAAAATAGGATAACATTATGATAACAGCAAACGAATTAAGAACAGGCAATATAGTTTATCTAACAAAAAGTAATTTTAAAACAGTTAAAGGTTACCAATTAGACGCATTTGATATTTATAAATTAAGCGAAAATGATTGCTCAGATGTTAAACCAATTATAATAACAAGAGAATGGCTATTGAAATTAAGGTTTAAAAGAAAAGAAAGGAAAAGTTTTTCAACAGGTAAAGAGGTTTTGTTTTATACTTATAAGTTAAAAGGTTTTACATTTAACACGGTACAAGAACAGTGGTATTATAAAGGAGTTTTTCTGGACGATATTAAATACGTACATCAACTTCAAAACCTATACTTCGCATTAACTCAAAAAGAACTAACCTTTAAAAACTAAACATAATGGACAAAGGAAAAATACAACCACAATCAATAGAGATAGAACAAGCTATCCTAGGAGCGTTATTAGTAGATAAGAACGCAATTAATGATGTAGGGGATATACTTGTATCGGAAATGTTTTATTATCCCGCAAATCGGCTTATTTACGATGTGATAACAGAACTACATTCGACTAGTTCAAATATAGACTTATTAACTATTGCTGATAAATTAAACGCTAGCGGAAATTTAAAGCTAGTCGGAGGTGATATGTATCTAATGGACCTAATAACAAATGTAGCCACAACATCACATATAGAGTCGCATGTAGAGATATTAACACATAAGTACGTACAGAGACAATTAATACAGAAATCAACCGAAACAATAAACAACGCTTACAATGACGAGGTAAACGCAAACGAGTTGTTAAGTAGGGCTTATAATGGTTTAAATAGTATTTCTGAAAAGTCTGTTAGAACACAAGACGCTTCGTTAGCTGATTTAATCGATGCACAAGTTGAGCACGGTCAAATGATCCATGCAGGAGAAGTAAAAGCAGGTATTCCTACGACAATTCATAATCTAACAAATAAAACAGGAGGCTGGAGAAACTCGGAATTAATTATATTAGCAGCACGTCCTGGAATGGGTAAAACAGCGTTCGCTGTTAGCTGTGCATTAGAAGCTGCAAAACTCGGAATACCTGCTGCGTTTTTCTCGTTGGAAATGTCAAAGGAGCAACTAACTGATCGTATTTTGTCAATGGAGGCACGGGTAGAAAGTGACAGATTTAATATTAGAGGTTTAAACGATCATGATGTAGCACAAATAAGCACCGTACAGAACGAATTAAAAGCATTACCGCTGTATATTGATGATGGTGCAAGTTTAACTATCACGCAGTTTCAGGTAAAGGCTAAGAGACTTAAAAACAAATACGATATTGGGTTTATAGTTGTTGATTATTTGCAATTAATGAGCGGTGAGGGTAAAGGAACGAACAGAGAACAGGAAATATCTAAAATATCACGAGGTTTAAAGATGGTTGCAAAGGAATTAAATATACCTATTATGGCATTATCGCAATTATCACGAGCAGTCGAAACAAGAGGAGGAAGTAAACGCCCGCTATTATCTGACCTTAGAGAGTCTGGAGCAATAGAACAGGACGCGGATGTTATTATGTTTATGCTACGACCAGAGTATTACGGTGAGACAGAATGGGATGAAGATTATAATAGAGAATCGTGCATAGGCGAGTGCGAATATATTATAGCTAAGAATCGAAAAGGAGGACTTATACGTAATAGAATGAGATTCGAGGGTAGATTTACATTGTTCTCAGATTTGGAACCAGAAGAGTGGCAGACTTGCGAAAACACAGAATTAACAAACCCATCACCAGACGAAGCGTTTTAGAAAATAGAAAACAAATCATTTAAAAAATAATATTATGGAATTAGAAAATAAAGAGAGGTTACTTTTATTATCAGCAGTCAAAGAACAAATAAGAAAAGGAGAAGCAGAAAACGTATACTCATATACTTTTGATGGTGAAAAATACGCTATGAAACGTAAAAAATACGGACTAGCTAAAATGACAACCCTGTATAGTCTTGAATCTAAACTAACTAAAAACTAATATTATGGAAGATAATAAAATATATAATGAGGATTGTATTATTACTATGAAAAGAATGGATGATAATTTTATACAAAGTATTATAACAAGTCCGCCTTATTATAATTTAAGAGACTATGGTAACGTTAACCAAATAGGTATAGAGGATAGTTTTAATGAATACCTAAGTAATTTAATGAATGTTTTTAACGAATGCTACAGAGTGTTAAAAAATGATGGTATTCTATTTATTAATATTTCAGACACGTATGCGAGTAAAAAAATAGGGAATATTAAAAGAAAAACATTAATAGGAATACCTGATAGGCTTAAAATATTAATGATTGATAAAGGATGGATTTGCAGAAGTGATATAATTTGGCATAAACCAAATGCTATGCCTTCAAGCGCAAAAGATAGATTTGTTAATGATTATGAGCGTGTTTTTATGTTTGTTAAAAATGAGAAATATAAATTTAATACTCAGTATGAGGATAGAAAAACTAAAGTAACTAGTAAGTCTAAAAATTCTAATAATTCTAAATATGAAAATGACGAACAAGAAAAAGCAGTTCGTCAAGGTATGAATAAAAAAAGAGGATCAAAATTATTAGAAAAAAGGAATAACTTACCTGAACACTTATATTTCGTTAGCTTTTTAAGAAGGGTAACCACGGCTAAACAAATATTTAGTAATTCAGATAATATAAAACTTTCAACTATTGAGCATTGGTTCAGAAAAGATGCAGGCGGTTTTTCCTATCCAAAATTAAATGACTGGAATAACATAAAGGTTTTTATAGATGATTTAAGTGATGATTTTAATAGTATAAATAAAGGGTTAATTGATGTGAGTTATGAGTATGATGATATAAATAAAAATGCGTATAAAGGAAGAATTAAAAGAAGCGTATGGAGTATTAATACAAAACCATCAAAAGAAAAACATTTTGCAGTTTATCCTACTGAGTTAATAAAAATTCCTATTCTATGCAGTACAGATGAAAACGATTTAATCTATGACCCTTTTATGGGTAGCGGAACTACTGCATTATCCTGTGTAGAAAATAACAGAAAATATATAGGGTCTGAGATAAGTAAAGAATATTGCGAAATAATAAATAAAAGATTAAACAAAACAACATGATACCACAATTAATAATAATATTATTAGGACTACTAGACTTAGGAGAAGCACTGTCTAAACATGGGGAAAAGAAGAAACAAACAGATCATAACGGATGGATTAGCTTATTTTCGTTAATTATATTATGGACTCTTTTATATTATGGAGGGTTTTGGAATCCTATGATTTAAAATAAACCAAATAAACAGCAGTAGATCAAAATAAAACATTATCTTTACACAGCAAAGGTTAGTAAGTTTTGCGTTTCATAATGTTTAGTTTTAGATTATATCCCTGCTTGATTCATAACGAGCAGGGATTTTTTAATATATATATCTGTATGCTTTTATATAAAATAACATAGTTATATGTATAAAGCTTAGTGTTTTATGGTTATTTTTTGTATCTTTATTGTGAATTAAAACTAAAATATTATGGAAGCAAACGAATTAAGAATAGGAAATTATGTCTACAACGACTATTTAAAAAAGAATAAACAAATAAAAGGTTTATTTAATAGCGAAATATGGTTGTGTGAAATAGGTGAATACGAGTCAGACCAAAGGTGCTCTAATGAAGCGATAGAGCCAATACCACTAACAGAAGATTGGTTACTTAAATTAGGTTTCGAAAAACCGCTAAACGCTACTTGGTGTTTTTTTGGAGATATTGAAATTGATTTAACTAATGGATTTAAAGTTTACTTACTAGGAGGTGTAAAAACAATAAATCTAACATCAGTACATCAACTTCAAAACTTTGTATTCGCATTAACACAAAAAGAGATAGTTTAAATCCTAACGAATTAACAAACTATAAGTATGTATATCAGGTATAAAAGATTAAAACTAAATAAAACAAAATGGACGTAATACTAATAACAGATGCAGAAGGAGAAAAAGCATACGATAAGCACGGAGAAGAAATAAAACTAAACAAAATGGAAAACAAAGAACTAATAAAGAAAGCAAAAGAGATTATATTAAAAGGAGCTAAGCAGGTGAATATTGAATTGCCTGAGTTTGAGATTGATATTGAATATGATATAAAATTCCTTAGACCAGCAGTAAATAATAAAAATCCTTATGCGTGCCTTAATTCTGCATTTGATTTCGAAGAAGGGAAACATGATGATGATGCTTTTTGGCGGTGGATTGCTTTATGCGATAAACTACCTAAAACCATAAACAACTAACAATCAACAACTAAGTCAACATGCTCCACGGGCAATATAATGCTAATTAACATGTATATTAACTAATAAATAGCAACATACTGCCCACAGCGTAGAGACAATAAAAACAAAACGATATGAAACTAACGGATAAGGCAGAAATAGCATTCGAGAAATGGCTAAACGAAAACTACAAGATATTACTAGATGCATTTCCTAGTCCTCACGGAGGTAATTATGAGGTTTGGGTAAACTACTATTTTGAACATTTACCAGAGGCAATGAAATACGGAGTATACGTAGATTGGTTTGATAATGTAGGGATATACATAGAGATTGAAAGATATGTATTGAGTGGTAAAAATAAATGGGGATGCAGAATAGACGAAAAGAACGTACATGATACCCGTCCCCAAGCAAGAACATCAGCAATACATAAGGCAAATGAAAAATTTAATAATTTAAAGTAAACGATATGACAAACCCAAGAGAAGTAGCGTTAAAAATACTACAAGTAGGAAATGCTGGATTTACAGACCAAGCAGACGGATATAAAAAACTAGATGAATGTATATTACTTATTGATTCTATAACAGAACAAAAAACAGAAGAAATAAAAAGATTAAAAACTATAATTAAAAATGGAATAGACAAAGAAGATTGGGAGTAAAACAACACTTAAATAATAATAGACTATCTTTACATAGAAAAACAAAACACATGCTAAAAGATATTTGTAAAAAAGATAAGTATTGGAGAACAACAGCAACGTTCATTTGTAAAAATAAAACTATAGCAGATGATTTAGTACAAGACATGTATTTAAAAGTTAGCACGATTACAAAGCCTATAAACGATTATTATATTATATTGATAATACGTAACCTTTGGATTGACATGTGTCGTAAAAAAGGTACTACAGTTGATATAGACAGTTTATATTACGTTGAAGATAAGCAGAAGATATTCGAGCCAGATGATTATGAAGCAGGAATACTAGAAAAAGCCAATAACCTAGAAAAGTATGTACAAAAAGAATACCTAGAAGATAGCTACGACAGAACAATCAGAGAGATAGGCAGAGAGAATAATGCTAATTATGGATTTGTTTATAGAGAGTTAAATAAAGCACGAAGGGAGGTGTTAGGATCTGATTACGCTGAGAAGTATAATAATAAGAGATTGAAATATAGAAAGCCTAAAAAATGAGTTATGATAAAAATTATTAAAAGAATTATAGTAGTGATTGTTTTCCCTATATTATTTAGTATCGCAGTAGTAACAATGTTTTTAAGTTTCCCTATATGGGTTTTTACAGGTAAGGGTATACTTAATCCAACCTGTGATTATATGCTTTTGAAAACTATTCTATTTTTAGAAGATTAAAAATAAATGTCGGGTGTGTCGGAATTGGTAAACGAGCTAGTTACTAGTGGTTGGACAAGTTATTTCGAGGTAACTCAACCTAGCGGGTTCGATTCCCGTCACCGGACCAAATAACAATAGAACAATTTTAAACGTTTTAAATATGAGTTGAATATTCAACTTTATATCAACATGGGAAGTGTAAAAGATAACGGAGGCAAGAGAGAAGGCGCAGGACGCAAGCCAAAAGCAGACGAGGACAAACTTATACAAAAATTATCTCAACTAGACGACAAGGCGTTTAAATGCCTAGAGGACGGAATCAAAGAAGGTAATTATCAGTATTGGAATAAGTTTATGGAATTTAGATACGGAAAACCAAAGGAAAGAATGGACGTAACTACAGGAGGCGAAACTTTAAACATACCAATTATAAATTTTGTAAAGTCTGGATCTTAATTCTAAATATAACAACCTTTTTACTGCCGATTGTAGATACTTTATAATCACGGGAGGTCGTGGTTCTGGTAAGTCATTCGCGGTAACAGTATTTCTAACCTTGCTTACAATGGCGAAAGGGTTTAGGATACTGTTTACTCGTTTTACAATGAAGTCTGCTCACTTATCAATTATTCCTGAGTTCCTGGAGAAGATTAGCTTACTTGGATTAGACAGTATATTTAACATAAACAAAACGGAAGTAGTTAACACCTCAACTTTATCAGATATTATATTCAGTGGTATTAAAACGAGTGCCGGTAATCAAACTGCAAACCTTAAATCTTTACAGGGTGTTAGTACATGGGTTTATGATGAGTGCGAAGAAGAGCAAAGCGAAGATAGATTTGATACTATCGATTTATCTATTAGACAAAAAGGGATTAAGAACAGAATCATTTTAATACTTAATCCTACAACAAAAGAGCATTGGATATACAAACGATTCTTTGAGCAACGAGGTGTAGAGGGTGGATTTAACGGCATTAAAGATGATGTGTGTTACATACATTCAACTTACTTAGATAATAAAGAAAACCTTAGTAAGAGTTATTTAAAACAGATTGACAACATAAGAATAAACAACCCTAAAAAGTACAAGCATAAAATAATGGGGGGATGGCTTGATAAACAGGAAGGTGTTGTGTTTGAGAATTGGGAGTATGGAGAATTTAACCCTGATAGTTTACAAACGTCTTGCGGTATGGACTTTGGATTTAGTGTTGATCCTGACACATTGACTGAGGTCGCAATTGATAAGGCTAAGAAGATAATATACTTAAAGCAACATATTTACCGCAACAGATTAAAGGTTGATGACTTGGCAAAGTTGATACTTGAAAAGGTAGGTAACAAACTTATAATATCAGAGGTGGATCCTAGATTAGTTGATGATTTATACAGTCGTGGGTGTAATATCCAGCAACATAAGAAAGGTAAAATAGAAGTAGGTATTACCTTAATGCTAGAGTATAGGTTAATTGTAGAACCAAACAGTATTGATATAGGTAAGGAGCTAAACAACTATGTGTATTCCGATAAGAGCAGTAAACTATATGTTGATGATTGGAATCACGCAATAGACGGATCACGATACAACATCGAACATCATTTACTAGGTAGCTACGGAATAGAAATAAGATAAATAACAATCAATAAAATAAAACGTTTTAATTACATGAAGATAATTTTACCAGAGGACATCGGAGAAATTACATTAGAGCAGTTCCAGAGATACTTTAAACTAACGCAAAGAACTGACTTAAACGAGTTGGATTTTAACAAGCGTAAGATTGAAATATTCACAGGTATAGCATTTCAGAAGGTTGCAAACATGCAGCAGACAGACTATGAGGATATTATAAAACAAATTGACTTGGCACTGAACAACGATGTGCCATTCGTAAATAGGTTCACTCTAAAAGGTATAGAGTTTGGTTTCATTCCTAACTTTGATAATATATCGGTTGCAGAACTAGGAGATTTAAAAGAGTACGGAGACAAAGAAGATGAGCTACATAAAACAATGGCTGTATTATTTAGACCGATAAACGGAGAAGATTCTTTTGGTAATTACACGATAGAAGACTACAACGGAACATCATCACGAAAAGAACTATTTAAACAGATGCCTTTGAATATTGTAAACGGTGCCTTGGGTTTTTTTTTGAATTTGTCCAACGACTTAGAGATAGCTATCCTGAGATATACGGAGGAGGCACGAGTGAAGGCTCTAGCGCATTAGATTACTTTGA